GCAAGCCGTTGTCTTTTGTCTCGCCTACCTTGCCGGTGCGTTCCTGACGGGCGGCTACTACGCAAACCATCGGTGTGAAGAGGACAGGTGGAGGCCCACGTCTTGCGGGTTTGACAGCGTAGCGGCGGGTTACATCTGGCCCGCCTACTGGGCTGCCCGCGGTGCTCTGGTGGTGACGCGATGATGTTGGCCGACCTCTACCGCGAGATCGAGGCGCTTGGCGGCGCCACGATCATGGACGACTACGACGAGGGCTACACCGACGGCCTTGAGGCGGCGCTGAAGGTGCTGCGCAAGCACGGCTTCGGGGTGGATTGTGTGCCGGACCTGCCGGAAGCCGAAATAGACCAGCATCTGGACAACGTGCTGCGCGCGTCCGGCTCGGCCCTCCGCAACTACTCAATGCATTCGACAAAGACAGCGATGCGGACAGCCATGGCAGATGCCATGCTTTCCTTCCGAAAGGAATCCAATGCCCCAACCAATCCTAACTGACGAACAGGTCGCCGAGGCCGTTGCGGCTCTCCAAGAGCACGGCAGCCAGAATGCCGCTGCTGCGGCGTTGGGCCTTGCGCGATCCAGCTTCCAGAACCGGCTTAGACGGGCGGCGGAGCGGGGGCTGCTTGGCACAAAGCCGGTGTTGCCGGGGTTCCGCATTGTGAAGGTCAGTAATGGCCCGCACGGCGACTACGTGCAGCAAAAACCGGACGTCGGCCCTGAGTTCGATGTACCAGCCGGCCACACCATCAAGGGCGTGTCCGCTCTGGTGGATGCGGAAGGCCGGACCATCCAGCAATGGGTGAAAACCCGCAACGAATACGCCCCGCAAGATATCGCCGCCATCCTCAAGGATGCATTCGCGGACGTCGAGCCCGTTGAGCCTACGCCGGCTCCTCTGCTTATCAGCAATGACCTGCTCACGCTTACGCCGCTTGCCGATTGGCATATCGGTCTTTTTGCATGGCGCCGTGAGACGGACACAAACTGGGACCTGCGGATCGCCGAGAATGTCATCGGTGCGGCGATCGAAGATTTGATAGCGCGCACGCCGCCGTCGTCCGAGGCTATCGTACTGGGCGGGGGCGACCTGCTGCATAGTGACAGTAATGAGAACAAAACGGCGCGGTCGGGCAACGTTCTCCAAGTCGATGGGCGCTACCAAAAGGTGCTGATGACGGCCTGCCGGCTGGTCGTCCGCACTATCGACGCCAATCTCCGCCGCCATGGGCATGTTACCGTCCGCATCCTGCCGGGCAACCATGATGAACACGCCTCGGTCGCGGTCGCGTATTTCCTGCTGGCCTGGTATCGCAACGAGCCGCGCGTCACGGTGGACGTCGACCCGTCGTTGTTCTTCTGGTTCCGGTTCGGAAAGGTGCTGCTGGGCGCTACGCACGGCCACACTGTCAAGATGAAGGACATGGCGAGCATCATGGCTCACCGCCGCGCCGAGGATTGGGGCGCAACCCGCCATCGGTTCGTCCACGGATTCCATATCCATCACAGCAGCAAGTTTGCGACTGAGGGCAACGGTGTGATTTCGGAATCGCACCAGACGCCGACGCCCCAGGATGCGTGGCATTTCGGTGCGGGCTTCCTGTCTGGACGGTCGATGCAGGCGATCAGCTACCACAAGGAATTTGGCGAGGTGTCGCGCGTCCGCGTTGCCATGATGGATGCAGCCAACGACAACCACCGCGCCGCCTCAAAAGAAACGGCAGCCTAACCATCACCCTGCCGGCCACCAACCGGCAGGGCTACCACAAGAGGAGAGAATGATGACCAACCAAGACCTCATCTACGACCCGCCGAGCGGCTGGCGCTACGGCTTCCCCAAGGCTTACCGCCCGCTTGAGGGCGAGGCGCTGGAAGATACACTGGTGCGCGACGGGTATCCCCGGAAGGATGCGGCCTCGGCGGCCAAGCATTGCCGGTTCTGGAGTGAGAGGGAGGTTGCGTGATGGTGGACGCCTACGACTATAGAGGCGGTGGGATTTCGTCTGACGTTGCAACGACGACCTTCGGGCCGATCGTTGTGATGCCCATTGAGGACGGTGACTGGGCTCGACATGCGGACGCTACCGGCTTTGTGCCCGGACCCAGCGCCTTCCTACGAGGCCCACATGACCCCGAATATCGATGCGGCTCGTTTATGCAGACGGCGACGGGCCGCAAATACTGGCCGCTAGACCCGCGCCCCGACGAGGTATTCATCGAGGACATCGCGCACTCGCTAAGCCTGCAGTGCCGATATGCGGGCCATGTTTTGCGCTTCTACAGCGTCGCTGAACATTCCGTGCTGATCGCCCGCCATCTGGCTGCAAAACACGCTCCCGATGTAGCTCTCGCCGGCCTGCTGCACGACGCACCGGAAGCCTATTGCGTGGACGTGCCGCGTCCGCTCAAGCCGTATCTCGCAAACTACAAGGACATCGAGGCGCGCAACTGGGCGGCTATCGCGGCGCGCTTCTGTCTGCCGGAGGAGCTGCCCGCCGAAGTCCACGACGCGGACGAACGGATCATCGCGGATGAGCTCGTCAATCTCGCGCCAATGGACTGGCATGCGCGGTATGCTGGACGGGAGCTTGGTGTGCGGCTGCGCTACTGGTCGCCGGAGCAAGCCAAGGAGGAGTTTTTGGCGACGTTTGAAGCGCTAATGTGGGGGAGGGCGGCATGAGAAGGGAAGAGAGCACCGAGGCTTTTGACAGCCGAATGATTGCGAAATTTATGTTGGCATTTTGGGTAGTCGTAATCCTCCTCGGAATTATGGACGCGATGTTATGACCCTCACCAATGAAACGCTCACAGGCCGTAGCCGTCATCGCACCGACGAAAACGGGAGGCTCATCCTCCAGGTGGAGGTCAGGCGCGGACATCCGTGCCCGCCGCAGTGGCGGGACGCTAAGGCGGAAGACCTGACCGTCAAGAACAGCATTCCGGAGGCGAAATGACCAAGAAACAGCGATGGAATATCTGGCGCATCAAGAACCGATGGCTGCGCGCCGCTTTTACGGCTTTCGTGATGACTCCGATCCTCCTTCTTCTTCTCGCCTTCTGCGTGGTCCTGGCCATCTTGGATGGCGTTATAGAAGGCGCGCAGCACGCGTGGTGGGTGTTCAACCGAGACCATGACAAGAGCGTCTATCGGGCCTTCTGGCGCGCCGTGACGCTGAGGGAGGCGAAATGACCACCTACCACATAGGCCAGCGCGTCGTCTGCATCGACGACACATTCAAGAATGTCTCGATCGACCAAGGCATCCGCAAGGGCCAAGAGTACACCGTGCGATGGGCTGGCAACTATCGGCACTACATTGATGGCGACTACTACGGCATCAAGCTCATGGAGATCGACCGCGGCAATGACGATGGGCCGGAAGGATATGGAGCGGCGGACATGCCGTTCTACGCGAGCCGTTTTCGGCCGTTGGTGTCCGGCGTGAAGAATAAAGAACTGGAGGTGGCAGAGTGACGTGGAGAACATGGGATAGCGCGCTGCCAATTCCGGTCGGCCAAGTGGACATCCGCCTGCGCTCCGGAAAGGTCATCGAGGATACGGCCGCTCGCAAATGGCTGTGGGGCAGAGCAGCCAACGACAACAAGAATGGCGGCGAGATCGTCGCGTATCGCGAACTGGGGGAGGCTGTATGACCAAGGAACAAGAGAAGGCCATTGCTGCGGCGGTGCGCGCAGCAATTGAAGAAATGGGCCTAGAGGCCTTCAAGAAGACATCGTTTTTCATGTCGAACCGGAGGGCGAATGACCAGCATGATTGAACGTGTAGCGCGGGCGATATGTCATGAAAGACACGATGAGTTCAATAATTGGACCACGTTAGGAGAAGACGAAAAAATTGAATTTCGTAACGAAGCCCGCGCCGCCATTGAGGCGATGCGGGAGCCGACCGGTGCGATGACTGCTGCCGGTATCAAGCGGAGCGTGGCGTGGGAGCACGGCGAACGAGGATGCCATGACGAGCCGCCGCATGTTGGTGAAGTCGCCACATACAGAGCCATGATCAACGCCGCCCTTCTGGAGCAACAGCCATGACCCACGAACCACAACTAGCCGCCCTCGGCGCGGCAATCGGGAAGTGGCCGGAAGGCGCGCTGCCTGACTGCGATCGGCCACGCTGGAATCCTGCCAACGACAACCTGCCTCGCGTCGTTGCCCTGACCGGGCCGGCAGGTAGCGGCAAGTCCACGGCGGCCGACTATCTAATCCGCCAGCACGGCTACGAGCGCGTGAAGTTCGCTGGTCCTCTCAAGGATATGATGCGGGCCATTGGTCTGGATGAAGACGACATTGAGGGTAGCGACAAGGAGCTGAGCAACAGCCTGCTCTGCGACAAGACGCCAAGGCACGCCATGCAGACCCTTGGCACGGAATGGGGCAGGAAGTGCATCGGCGAAGACTTCTGGGTCCGTCTGTGGCTGCATCGTGTTGCCACCGCCAAGCGCGTCGTCGTCGACGACCTGCGTTTCCCCAACGAGGCGGCCGCTGTGCGCAGCCTGGGCGGCGTGATCATCAAGCTTGAGGGCAGGGGCGGCATTGCTGGAGCCCATGCCAGCGAGGCCGGCTGCGGCACGCATGACGCCGTGGTGGTCAACGATGGTGGGATGGTTGATCTATATGCTGGCGTCGAGGAAGCGATCAGGAGGGCGGCGTGAGTGCGATACCTGACGACATTCGAGAGGCAGCGTACGGCGTCGCAGAGGACATCGCCACGAACCGGTTCAAGACATCGTATCTAATCGCCCGCGCAATCCTCGCAGAGCGCAAGCGTTGCGCGGATACGGCTCGCCGGTATCTGGAAGACATTGCCGGATGCTCTCCGAATGACGACGAGCCTGACAAGATCGCGGCGGCAATCATGGACCCAGACTGGCAACCGCCGCCACTCTAAACACGAAACCCCGCCAGGCAAACGGCGGGGTTTTTGTTGGGTGAAATTGGCGGCCCTACAGACGCGATATATGACGATGCCTGGTTTGCAAACGACCTGTAACCTGTTGAATTGATATTGCCGATATTTAATTCGGTTTAAAATTAACCACCAAAAAATCATTCAATAAAGACCTGACTCTTAATCAGCGGGTCCACGGTTCGAGCCCGTGATCACCCACCAAATCTTTCAACAGGTTACGCTGATTTCCCTGTGCCATGGCCACAACCCGCATCGGGAGGCGCCCGCCCGTCTCGCGGACGCCTTGCTGGCCTTCCTGAGGAAAAGCACCGGCCGAATGCCGGTCCCCGTCCGGTAGCGAGGCTTGATATTGGCGCCGCTTTGCTGCATTGCGACATCGACATGGAACCGAGCGGACTGAACGTACTGGTCATCGACGAGAACCGCATCCGCGCCGCCATCATCGAAGACGGGCTGCGCGAGGCCGGTTACGATCGGGTCACCGTCATCGACGTCACGCACGGCCTTGCGCGGCGCATCGCCGACCTCAATCCCGACGTGATCGTCATCGACCTCGAAAACCCCAACCGCGACATGCTGGAAAGCATGTTCCAGCTCTCGCGCGCCGTCAGGCGGCCCATCGCCATGTTCGTCGACAGGTCCGACGAGGCCTCCATCGAGGCGGCGGTGGAGGCGGGCGTCTCGGCCTATATCGTCGACGGACTGAAGCAGGAGCGCGTACGCCCGATCCTGAAGATGGCGATCAGCCGCTTCAATGCCTTCTCGCGCCTCAGCCGGGAACTGGAGGAGACGCGTGGCGAGCTGGAGAACCGCAAGGTCGTCGACCAGGCCAAGGGGCTCCTGATGCG